TGTCGCCGCGGCGGTAATCGCCGAACGCGTGCACCACGACGAGCGTGCGATCAGCGACAGGCTTTGCTGCCTGCTCTTCCGTCTGTTCTTTCGTTGCCATGTCGGCTCCTAGTAAGTGCGGGTGAGGATCGGCACGCCGTCCTGTGTTTCGAACTCGACTTCCGTTGCCACGACCGTGGCGATCTGCTTCGTGACGGTCGTCGCGAACTCGATTTCGTAGTACAGGTCGCGACGGTAGACGCGCACCTTCTCCGACTCGTCGGTGATCGCGCCGCGGTGATAGCGGATGCGTGCGCCGTAGCCATCGGGCATCGTGATGAACGCGATCTGCGACAGCGCGACCTTGATCGCGTTGCCGATTGCCTTCCGAGTCGCGGGATCTGGCGCCCAGACCGTGAACTGGAAAATCTGCGCCTGCCGTTCCCATTCGGTCGTGACAACGCCGGTTGTGCCCACACGCGCGGCGCGCGCCTGAACTCCGGGCGGCAGCGTGATCAGCGGGCCGCTATTCGTCGTGCCGGGATACTTCGCCGCGATCAGACTGGTGAGGCCGGTCGCGATCGAGGTCAGCGTGTCGCTCGCCTGCACCGGATAGATGAACG